TCCAGGCATAGTTAAATCAGGTACGCCAAGGCTATTCTGTACAAACTGTCTTGCACGAGACATATCTTGCTCATTGCCACGAGCAATCTTCTTTAGACCATTAGCCTGTTTCCAGCTGATTACACCAGCTTTAGCGTAGGTATTAATAACTTCTTCACCTAAGTTGCCACGGTCAGCCATAGACTCAAACTCACCGTACACTTGAGGATTAGCACCAGCAAAGTCACCATGCAAAAAAGCCTTACGCTCCTCATCAGGTAGGGTAACTCCTAATGCCTTGATACGTCTGTATCCTTCAGCACCACTAATCTTGCCAGACCAAATATCATCTTTAGTGTTATTAACTAGGTCAATATTCTCAGCTGCTTTTAGCTCTGAGCTACGTTTCCATAGGGTTGCAGTTTCACCAGCTCGCTCAACGTATTGCTTACGGAGCTTATCCATATCCACAGACTGCATAATATTTGATAACTTACCAAAGTCTTTTGACTCTAATCTGCGTAAGCCAGCCATAGGGGTTGGAGCAAAGTCAGACTTAGTTACGTAATCCACAATAGCATTTAAACGTTTTTTATCAAACGCATCCATTGTTGACTTAACAAAAGCTGGGTCTCCAGTTTGCTTGGCAACTTCATACACACGGCTACGCTCTACATTGAAACGCTCTTGCAATGCAAGTGGGTCTGACTCTGACGTTAAAGTATCAGATAGGATGGTTGAGGTAGCTGCTAATGAATCACCAGCCAATACTTGCAATCCCTCTTGGTATATCTTGGCAGCTCTCTCAGTTGCCTTGGTATAGACTGCGTTACCAGCAGTAGCCATAGAGGCTCTAAATCTTAGAGACTCCTCTGGGTCAATGCTTGCCAATGCCTTACTAAAGCCATCGGTCAAACCTTTAATCTGCGTGGTTACTTCTTTCATGTCCACAGGGCCAGCCTCTAAAGTTGCTGACAACCTTGCTAAATCCTGACGGCCACGAACTTCTAATTCTGTACGTAACTGAGTAGCTTGCACCTTGCGAGCTGCATCACCAAAGTAAGTTCCTGGCTTTACAAACAACTCCCCTGGAGACTTACCTTCTTCAATTGCCAGCATCACTTGCTCAACACCTGGCTGATTCTCAGCTCCGTATTGTGCGCCTTCACGCTGCGCTCTTTCAGCAGCCTCTTTAAATGCAAAAGTGGACATACGGTCCAAAGATGACTGGATGCCTTTAGACATATTGATATTTTCTTTAATATCAGCAAAATCTAATCTAGGCGTATCACCTGGCAATAAACCTGTTTGTTGGTAGCGTGGTAGTTCAGCCATAATTAACCTTGTCCAGAATAAGGAGTACTCATATCAACTACTGGAGCCTGAGTTGGAGGCCCACCCATTTTAGAGGCACTAGTAGCTGCCATAGCTAACTTACCAGCCGCATCAAAATAACCAGCTCTTTCAGCCGTCTTACCAGCTGACTCATATAGCGTTGCTTGAATTAATCCACCTCTGCGGACTGCATCAGCAGTACCTAATTCAAACGCAAACTCTTTACCGCCTCTAGTGTTGTTAATTGCCTGGACTACAGCAGCAGACCCATCAAATCCTTGTACACCACCAGCGAATCCACGAGCAATAACTGTGGCGTTAGCAGAGTTAATACGCTGTAATATTTGGTTAGCTTTGAACTGAGATTGAATAGCCTTGCGCTCTGACTCAACACGAGTCTGCGCTGCTTGCATCTTGTAGTAGTCGTTCTTAGCCTTGCCCTCTTGAATAGAGCCATAAGCTGATGCTACTGCCATTGCCACCGCTACTGCTTGCATATTATGTCCCCTGATGAGTTGCTACTTTGTACTCTAAACCTAATAACGTTAGCTTTAAAGGTACGTCTTGTTCAATCGTAATCTTGGCATCTTGCGAATATCCTAAGATTCCGTGTACTGTTTTTGTTCCTGTGTATTCAGCAACTGGCTCATCCAAGATAGAACCAAACTGTCTGAATGGTATTTGGATACCGTTAATCTTCATGTGCTGCGTTTCAGTAACAATCGCATTAACCTCAACAATACGCTTTTTAAAGCCAATTCTTGTACCAGTTTGTAGCTTTAAATCTACTGGCATTGTCACCGCTTTAACAAAGATAGGCAAGCCCAATTCATAGCTGGTAGTTGATGCTCTAGGTAGGGTTACAGTACCGCCACCTGGCACAGTTTGATTAGCTTGTACTGCGCCATCCAAAATCACATTGACTGACTCAGATACAAGATGGCTCATGGATACAGTTGATACTGCGCCACCAGTTTTGCTGCTGTCAGTCAAAGAGCTTTCAGTAAAGTACTCAACGTAGTAAACGTTAGCACCATTGACGTTACGCTTAACTACTGCATAAATCGTATCAATGTCCACGCCAACATCCACGAACTGTCCATCAACCGTAGTCCACTCAGATGGAGCAATAACGTTCTGCGCTCTTAGCAAAGAGAATACGGCCATAGAGCCGTCATCTGCATTGGTCATCAATAGCAAGTCGTTCTCGTCAGTAGCTACAGACCTACGCAAAGCCAAGCGAGTAGGGTTCTTTAATAGATGCCCAGCCAACAAATATATCTTGGCAGTAACATACGTAGCTTGCGTATCCGTGTAAGCAAACTCGTTCAATGACTTACCCTGTCTTTGCACAAACAATGTGCCAGACTCTAATTGCTGAATACGGATGCCTTCTTTGATGCCGTTACGAGAGGCAGTTTTAACAAAGAAGTTGGTAGGAGTAATAGGGTCTAAGCCGTTCTGAGGTACGTAGAACTCACCACCAGTTGTAAAGATTTGTAAGTCTCTACCTGAGATGATATCCACGATAGCGTTATACGTATTGGTATCTAGCGTTGCCTCAACTGCATCATCATCAAGACCTTCAGTAGCCTCAAAGTCAAAGAACAAGCCAACCTTAGAACCCCATAAAGTACTAGGCCTAGACTTAGAGCCACCAAAATACAAGCGACCTTCATGGAAAGTAACAGAGCGTGGCCACCCACGGCCAGAACTCCAAACATCTTCGTAACCACTTTCAATCTCCCATGAGCCTGTAGCAATAGCAGTTGTATTAAAAAATGGAAACTCTGTAATCGCATCAACCACAGTAGGAGATGTGTATTTAACAATCTTGGCACGACCCTGTGGGCTTGCATTGATGTATTGTCCAACGCTACCAGATGAGAATGGAGTGCCTGTAGAGGCAGTCAAAGTCACCTTACCTGATACAGCAGATGGAGTCAAAGTACCAGCTGGATTAGTTGCTGATAAAGTAAAAGCGTACTTAGGCTTTGAATCAAAACTAATTGCACCAGCAGTCCAAGTAGCATCAGTACCACCACGGACAATCTTAATTGGAGCAATGTCAGGATGAACAACAATCAACGTATCAGCTGATTGAGTCCAACAAATCTTAGCTAATCTAGCACCTGTTAGCCCTACAGAGGATGTATCTAGGTACGGATTGCCTGAGCCATTGATGTTAGTTATCAACGCCTCATTCTTAAAAACATACATACGGTTATGCGTAAAGCACAACATATAACTGTCATCAGTTGAGAACTCAAACTCAACTAAACGCACACCGTTAGCAGCTGATTCTGAGCCACTATTAGGTAAACCAGAGATATACTTTGTGCCAGGCCTACGTCTAAATCCACCTTGAGGCTGACATACAATGTTAGTTGCCTCCTCTAAAGCGTTGGCATAAGCACCTAAATCAACCCTTGCACGTAGCAATGGGTCCAATTCACCTGTAGAGAAGTTAGTCTGGATGCTTACAAAGCGAGCCATTAATATCTCACCGCAATCAAAGAGAAGTCGTTAATCGCATTGGTTGGCTGTCCAGCACCATCAATATTCATAGCAGTTCTAAACGCACCACCACGACCATTCTCAGCTGGGCTACCGACTGCAACGCTCTGCCAATACTGAGCTTTCTCAGTCTGGTCTGTAATAGGCAAGGCTAAATGCCACGCCATTGCATACTTAAGGAATTGTACAAAGTAAACAGGCATCAAGAACTCAGGTACTGAGTACTGATAATCAACCCATACTTCTTCATAATCTGTCAATAACTTGTCACCCATGATACGGTATTCCTTACGAGGAGGCATACCAGTAGCGGATGAGTCATAAACTGCTCTAGGACTCGTTAAACGGTCCCCAGGCAATTGATATTCGTATTTGTACTCATTGGTAGGGGTAGTAATCAAACGAGCTAATTTGACCTTTTTAAAGCTAAAAGACCAAGGGTAGCAAACGAGGGTCTGGTCCCTCATATCTGAATACAAACGGTTAGCTACAGATGCCTCGTCTGTCCCTTCATCAAAAGATGAAATAGGTTTTGCGCCTAGCATTAGTAGGGCATCAGAACATATTGAAAGGGCTGTATCTCCAGCTGCCATTTAATTCTCCAATGTAAGAATGGGCTACCCCTGTTTTAACAGATAGTAGCCCATTTGACTAGCTAATTAATTAAATATTAATCGCCATCAGTTGCGGCCAAAGTTGTACCGTCAGTCACGTCAACAACACCAGAGGCGTTAGAAAGAACATAAACCAAAGTAGCAACGGCTGTAGTGCCAGTTGATGTTACGCAGTAAATCAAATCACCAACGCTTAATACAGTTGATAAATCATTGAAGTAACCTTCAGTATTTACCGCTGCAATAGCATCAGTTGTTTTGTATGCGTAGATTGATGGTGCGTTACCAGCCTTAGAGGCTGCAACAGTTGTAAAACCAGTTGATGAATAAGCCATGTCAGTCTCCTAATTAAGCTGTTTCACGAGCTGTGATTTTAACGATACCCTCAGCATCAATAGCAACTGCACCAGCTGAGAATACTGAATTCACTAGGAATGAAGTTTTCTCTGGGATGTAGTTGATTTCT